GACACGTTCGAGCAGGTACCGGATCTGTTGTGGCCCAGCAGTGTTCGTACCTACACGCGGATGGCTCGGGAAGATGGCCGGATAGCGTCGATTGAGGCCGCGGTCGGGTTGCCGATTCGGCGGACGGCGTGGCGCGTCGATAAGGCTGGCGCTTCGGATGCGGTCACCGAGTTCGTTGCACGCAATCTCGGGCTGCCGATCCGGGGCGCGGAGGATGTGGAGTACGCCGACCGCACCCGGGATCGCTTCTCGTGGGCTGAGCACCTCCAGCAGGCGTTGCTGATGCTGCGCTTCGGGCACAGCGTGTTCGAGCAGGTGTACCGGATCGGTGACGATGGCCGGGCGTACCTGCGCAAGCTTGCGCCGCGTCCCAGCGCGACGATCGCGTACTGGGATGTGGCTCGCGACGGCGGCCTCGTCGGCATTCAGCAGTATCCCGAGGGAAGCATGGGCGGGGCTGGTGGTGGCGTGATCTACGCCGGCCGAATGGGCAACCTGATCCCGGTCAGTCGGCTGGTCTGCTACACCCGGGACCGCGATCCCGGTGTCTGGACCGGAAATTCGATGCTACGGCCGGCGTACAAGCATTGGCTGCTCAAGGATGAGCTGATTCGCATCGAGGCGACGGCAGCCCGACGCAACGGTGTCGGTGTGCCGGTGGCCACGGCACCAGAAAACGTGTCCGACAACGCTATCGGCGCCAACGATCTGGCACCGTATCTGGCGATCGCACAGTCGTTCCGGGGCGGAAACAACGCTGGTGTGGCGTTGCCGTTCGGTGCCGAACTTGAAATCAAGGGCGTACAGGGCACCCTCCCAAGCGGTTTCATTCGCCAAGCCATCGAGTATCACGACAAGCAGATGGCGTTGGCCGCGCTGGCGCACTTCCTGAACCTGGACAAGGGCGGATCGTATGCCCTGGCCAGTGTTCAGGCCGATGCTTTCACCCAGTCGGTGCAGACGATCGCCGAGATGATCCGCGATACCGCGCAGGCCCACATCGTCGAGGACCTGGTTGACATCAACTTCGGCCTGGATGAGCCCGCGCCGCGCATCACTGTCGATGAGATCGGTTCCCGCCAGGACGCGACGGCTGCAGCACTCCAGATGCTTGTCACCGCAGGGCTTCTCACGCCCGATTCTCGGCTGGAAGCTTTCGAGCGCCAGACCCTGGGACTGCCCGCAGTCGACCCGGACGAGATTGACGACGAAGACGAGCCCGATGAGGGACCAGCTGAAACGGCCGCACCGGAGACGGCCGCGCCACCGGTACCCGAGACCAATGTGACGAACGCGCGGATGACGCATGCCAGGTCCCATCTGCGACGTCGGGGCCGCATCACCATCGAGCCGAACGGAGCAATGACGCTGTGGTGAACAAAGAACATCCGCCCTGGTACACCATCAAGGCACTGGCCGCCGATGAATCCGGGCCTGTGGAAATCCTGATCTACGACGAGATTTCGCCGATGTGGGGCGTATCAGCGGTCGACTTCGTTCGGGACCTGGCGGCGATCGACGCCGACGAGATCACTGTCCGGATCAACTCGCCCGGCGGCTCCGTGTTCGAGGGCATCGCGATCCTCAACGCCCTGCGCGGCCATCCGGCGACGATAACGACTGTCGTGGACAGTATTGCGGCCTCCATCGCCAGCGTGATTGCGATGGGCGGCAACAAAGTGGTGATGAATCAGAACAGCCAGATGATGATTCACAACGCCTGGAATGTCGCCGTCGGTAATGCCGATGAGTTGCAGAAGGTCGTCGACGATTTGCGGCGCATGTCCACGAATATCGCTTCGATCTACGCCGGCAGGGCTGGTGGCACCGTCGAGGACTGGCAAGCGCTGATGGACGCCGAGACCTGGTACAGCGCAGAAGAAGCCGTGGCCGCTGGCCTGGCCGATGACGCGATAACCGATGCGGCGAAAGACAAGACGACTGGATTGTTCGCCCGCGCGTCATTCGACCTATCGAAATTCAAGTTCGCCGGCCGCGAGGCCGCACCCGCGCCGCAAATCCTGCCACGCGCACAGACCCCTCTGCCGAACGAGGCCGAGGTCAACAGAAAGGAGCCAGTAATGGCGACCCTCAACGAGAGCCTCGTGGAAAAGCTCGGCCTGGCGGCCGACGCCGACGACGACGCAATCCTGGCAGCTTTCGAGGCGAAAATCGCCGAGAAGCCAGCCAACCCGGCCCCGGTAGCCGAGCCGACAACCGACCAGATCACCAGTGCCGCAGCGAAGTTGGGCATGACGATGGTCGACAAGGTCCAGTACGACGAGGCCGTTGCGGCGATAAATGAACTGCGGGTCGAGCGCGCGAACGCGCTCAAGACCGAGGACGCGCGCCTGGTCGACGAGGCCGTCTCCGACGGCAAGATCGCGCCGGCCAACAAGGCCAGCTGGCTGGACCTGATGGACAAGGACCGCGCCGGCATCCGCGCCAGCCTGGCCGCTGTACCCAAGGGCCTGATCCCCGTCAGCGAAATCGGCCACGGCAGGAGCAGCGAAACCGAGTCCGTCGACAACGACATGGCTCGCGCCTTCGCCAAGATCACTGGCCGTGAAATCGGAAAGGACAACTGACCATGGGCGTGTATTCACCAAGCAATCTCCCCGGCGAGAAGCTCACTTTCACTGCGAGCGCAGCGATCTCCGCTGGAAACCTGGTCGCGATCAGCGGCAACGAGACCGTGGCGCCGACCGCTTCCGCCTCCGGTGCGTGGATCGGTGTGGCGGCGTTCGACGCCGCCAGTGGCGCGACAGTCACGGTGTACACCAAGGGCCGCCACATTCTGGCCGCTTCCGGTGCCATCGCGGCCGGCGCCAACGTGATCCCGGCTGCGGCGGGGGCTGTGGCAACAGTCGGGTCCGACGCGTCCGATGGTCAGGACGTCGTCGGTGTCGCAACGAGTGCGGCGGCCAACTCGCTTGTCCCGGTATTGATCCGATGATCCGCGCAGCCCTGTCCACTCCAGTGCTGCGCTCGCAGCGAAACGAAAGGTAGGCCATCGTGCCGATCGAATTCCCTCCCGCTGCGCCAACGCTCTCGGGTGATTTCCTCACAATCTCACGGTTCCTCAAGGAGCCGCTGCTGGTGCTGCGCGCGCTGCGCACGATTTCCGAGCAGCTGTTCATCTCCGACAAGATTCTGACCGGTGAACTCAACACCGAGTCGGGTTCGGTGCTCTACGAGCAGAACGAGTCGATCTACGCCGATCGGCCGCCGCAGCCCGTCGCGCCGCTGTCTGAATACCCGCTCACCTCCGTGAGTACCGGACCGGCACTGACCGCCAACACGGTCAAGTGGGGCAACGACACTGAGATCGCCGACGAGTCGATTTCGCGCCAGAAGTACCCTGTCGTGGCCCGCGGATTCCGCAAGCTGATGAACTCGCACATCCAGCAGATCGACTCTGTGGCATTGTCCGCCATCTCGACCGCGGTCACGCAGAACACTCCGGCGGTCAACTCATGGGCCGGTAGCGGTGCCGCTCCGGTCATCCTGCGCGACCTGATGCGGGCACACGCCAACATCATCAACCTCAAGCAGGGCTACATGCCCGACGTCGTGCTGTGTGGCCTGACGACCTTCGCGAACGTGGTGTCGGACCCGGCGCTGCAGCTGCTGCTGCCGCGTGAGTACCCGGGTGTGGAGACAGCACCTGTCGCTCAGGGCCTTTCGAGCACGCTGATGCGGCGTATCGGTGGATTCACCTTCATCGCGTCGCCGAACCTGCCGGTCACCGGTGTGGCCACACTGCTGGACTCCACACTGTTCGGTTCATTCGTCGACGAGCTGATCCCCAGCGAGGGTTACGTCAGCGATGGCGTGGACAACCTGCAGGTGATGACCGAGCGCCTCGGCAAGGTTGACGGCTGGCGCGTCCGTGCCCGCCGCACCGTGGTTCCGATCATCCAGGAGTCGGCGGCGGCGTGGAAGATCACGGGGGTGGACGCCTGATGTCCTACGTGGCGATTTCCGCACTGGTGCTGGTCAAGGTGCGTGACGAGGTCGGCGACGGATTCCGCATCGACTACCACTATGCGGGCTCGGTCATTCCGCACCTGGACGCCGAGCAGCGTGAGCGTCTGCTCGGCGAGGGGCATGTCCGGGACCTCGGCGGGTCAGTCACGGCCGAGGTCGAGGGCGGCTCCGGCGATCCGGGACAGCCCCCGCCTAAGGCCGGCTCTCTGCCTGCCTGGCAGGAGTGGGCGAAGTCCAAGGGCGCCTCTGGTGAAGACATCGAGAAGCTGACCAAGGCTGACCTGATCGAGCTGTACGGCTAGGTCGTGACCTCACCGCCAACCCCGTTCCTCACATCGCAGCAGTTTCTGTCGATGTGGGACGGTCCGACGCTCACCCCGCAGCAGCAGGCACAGTTGAGTCTGCTGCTGCAGGTGGCGTCGAACTGGGTGTATCAGCGGGTCAGTGGTATTGCGTCGAATGACCCGACGGCGCAGGCGGTGATTTTCGGTGTCATCTCCAATTTTCTGCGGTACGCGAAGTATTCGCCGTTGTCGAGCTTCCACAAGGCGGTTGGGCACCGTATGGAGTCCGGGTCGCTCGCGGCCGATGTGACACGGTTCTTCACCGACGACGATAAAATGTTGCTTGGCATCCCGCTCAAGTCTCTGCCTATGTCATCGTGCGCGCCAGGCGATTTCGAGGCATCGGACTGGGATCAGGGCTGGCCAACGTGCTGGTCCGATCAGACCGAGAGCACCGGAAACATCTTCTGGGGCGCCAACGATGACTGACCGCCCATGACGGTGTACCCGGGCGGCGAAACGGTCGGCATCGTCACCTACGTTCCGCAGGTCGACGGCAGCGGTAATCCGTTGACGGACGGCCTGAATCAGCCGCTCGACCCGGTGCGCACGGTGTTGTGGAAGTACGGGTGCGTGTTCGAGCCCGAGCATGTCTCCGAAGAGCAGACCAACACGATCACGAGCCGTGAACGGGCGTGGGTGTTCATGCCTGTCGACCCGGACACCGCGAAGATCACGAACGCGAATTTCCTCACTCCACAACGGCCATCTTTGGACGAGAACGGGGCCGACGAGTCAGCCGCCCAACGCGACTACAAGGTCCATGGGCTGCCCCTGATCGAGTACGACATGGACGGCAAACCTGATCACATCTGGGTGATCTGCGAGTACGACGGTGGCTAATCCACTGGCGGAGCTGATGGGCATCAGCGACAAGGAGTTTCTGGCGCTGGTCGCCAAGGATGCCGGCGCGAAGAAGGGCCTGCGCGACAAGGGGAAACAGGTCACGGAGGTGTGGCAGGGCCATGCCCCTGTGTTCGGTGACAAGGATCCGCGCCGCGCCGCGCCGGAGCATGGTGAGCCCGAGGACTACCGGAATTCGATCGCGCCGGGGGAGCCGTTCGTGAACAAGGAGGGCAACCTCGAGCTCCGTGTCCGCAGCGATGATTTCAAGGCGGTGTGGATCGAGCTGGGTGCCAGGCATATGCCGATCTACGCGCCTGCGACGCAGACGATGCAGGAGTTGGGCGCCGAGGACGGTCCGATTGTCACCAGTGGCGACCAGCGCGGGGTCGACGAGGCTCAGCATCATCTTGTTGGTGAGCTGGAGCGCCTGGCGGAGCTGCGCGGGGTCGGCGCGCACGCTGATCACATTGCACGCCAGCAGGGCCGTGTTGATGCGGCGCGGCAGGCGCGGTCGGCGGCGTTCAAGGCGGCGAAGCCGCGGCGCGGCTCGCGGGGCCGGAAGAATCGCGGATGACGCTGGAGTGGGGGCGCCCGAAATCCCCTGAGGCGTATGTCATTGCGGTGCTAAAGCCGCTTGGCCTGCCGGTGGTGCCGGAGCGCGGCGACGGTGACCCTCTGCCCTCGTACATGGTGACCGTCATTCCCGGCGCCACGTCGGACCGCGTCACGCTGTGCGCACTGGTGCAGGTCAATTCGTTCGACGCGACCCGCGACAAGGCGCGGATCGCCGCCGATAACGCCGATCACGCACTGATGTCGATGAACGATTGGGATGTCGTGACGTTGCCGGACGGCTCCACGACGACCGCGATCGTGGACTGCAAGATGTGGCCCAACTGGCATGAGTACCGCGACCCGCGGGTGAAGTGCTATATCGCCCGCTACCAAATCGAATTGCGCTTCACCTTCTAACCCAACCCCCACATACGCCCCCGTCACCGCCTGGTGTCGGGGTTTTTTAATGCCCCGACTGGGCGAAATCCATTGAAAGGAAACGGCTATGGCATCGACCTTGCCCAGCACCGGCAGCACATACGCGCTGCTGCAGCAGACGGCACTCAACCCGGCCGCAGTCATCAAGGCCCGGGTGGCGAACATCCTGGTTCGCGATACCCGCAACGCTGACGGCTCGCTCTTCAACCTCGCATCGCCGAGCGTCGGCCTGAATGCCAACGGCGTGTTCTCCCCGTTCGCCGCCGACGGCACCCTGCGTTCGGACCTGCTGGCCTCGGCTCCGGGCGCGAACCTCGGCTTCTACAACGTCGGCCACCTCAAGGGTGACGGCATCAAGGGCGCGCAGGATTTCGCCAGCGATGAAACGGACTCGGCGCAGACTCTCTACCCGATCCGGATCGACCCGAGCAAGGACGGCATCTCGCTGAGCTTCACCCCGCGTGAGGTGAACGCGATCACGCTGGCGTTGGCGATGGAGCTGCCGTTGAACTCCAACCCGTCTCAGATGATCCAGATGGGTCAGGCGCAGTTGTCGATCGCGGCGCCGTCCGACTCGCCTCTGGTGGAGCGCGTGGTCATCGCGCTGTGCTTCGACGGGCAGGGCAACCGGTTCGCGCTCACGTTGCCCCGTACCGGCCCGAAGAAAAAGGGCGGTTTCATGATGAACCGCAAGGACACCGTCCTTGGCGACTACGAGGCCGAGGGGCTGCTGGACCCGAACACCGGAACGACCTACATCTACTCGCAGGATGGTTCGAGCTGGCGCGGCCAGGCAGGTAACCCGATCTGGTCGATGGCCGTCCCGACTGCGACTGCGCTGGCCGGCAAGCAGGCCACTGTGGCGTTCGCTGCCCCGACCGACCCGCAGGCATCGATCGAGACGTTCACGTTCTCGGTGAACCAGGTGACCCCGGCGGCCGTTCCGGCCACCTCAAACACCGCGACTCTGCCGGTTCCGTCCGCTCCGACGGTCACCACCTCGGGTACTGCGGGGACCACGAACTACTTCTACAAGGCCGTGGTGCACTCGGTGAACGGCACCGTGACGTCGGCGGAAGGCACCATCGCCACCGGCAACGCGACATTGACCGGCACGAACTACAACATCGTGTCATTCACGCTGCCAGCCGGTGGCGTGACCTGGGACTTGTACCGCGGTTCCACCACCGGGTCTGAAAACCTGCTGGTTGCTTCGGGTTTGACCGGGACGTCGTTCAACGACAACGGTGGTGCCACCAGCTCGGCGACGCCGCCCGTCACCAACACCGCGACCGTCGCATCGCCGGTCGCGACGGCAACGTTCGTCGCGTCGGGTGGTTCGTTCCCGTCCGGCCTGAACGAGTTCTACAAGGTGTCGGCCATCACGGTTGCTGGTGAGACCACGCCGTCCGCCGAGGTGTCCGTGGTGACCTCCGGTACCACCGGTTCGGTGGCGCTGGCATGGCCGCAGGTTGCCGGTGCTACCGGTTACCGCATCTACCGCGGGACCGTGGCGGGCGCTGAAATCGTCTTGGTCCAGGCGATCGGTTCCGGCACCACGGTGACGTTCACCGATACCGGCGCGATTCAGCCGACTGTTGCCGCGGTGACACAGTCGCCGACCGGTGCTCAGCCGGCGGCCGCGTCGGTGACCGACACCGTGACGGGGCCGCTGTCCGTGGGCGCGACCTACGCCTTCCAGGTGGTCGCTACCGGCGGGGTGAACAACGCAACGGCCAGCTCGGCGTGGTCGAACGTCATCACCGCCCTCACCTAACCCCTCCTAGTCCCCGGCCGGCTGCCCGCATGGGCTGCCGGGTAGTCGGCCGGTCCGCAGCCCACCGCAGCCCTGATTGGAAACTGTTGTGTCTCAGGAAGAATTTCAGGCGCTGTCCATCGAGGAAGCCCGCGCCCAAGCCGCCGACTATCTCGGATTCGTCCAGTGCAAAGTCGTCAAGGTCGACGACAAGGAGTTCACCATCTCCAATCCAGCACTGCTGACCTACGAGCAGCAGGAAGCCTACGACACGCTGCTGATGGAGCTCGAAGAGCTGGACCGGCATCCCGACATCCTCGATGAGGACGGAAAGGTGTTGCGGCGCGGCGCGATCAAGGAACCCCACCGCAAAGACGGCGTGAGGGTCGAGAACTACGATGCACGGCTCGCGCGCGCGTTGTTCGGCGACGACGACTTCACTCTGTTCGTGGCCGGCGGCGGACGCCCGTCGGATGTATCCCTGTTCTGGGGAGAGATGAACAAGCGCCTGGCAGATAAGCGGGCAGCAGACTCCAAAAGTTCTTGATGCACTGTCGATTTGGCGTCGATTCCCGACGCAAATAGAGGCCAGTCTGCGTGCCCACTATCACGGTGTGAGCGTCGCGGACTGGCACCAGGGTCGCATGTCGTCACGTGAATTCCTGGTGCTGGTCAACAAGCTGCCGGACGAATCCGAGTACAAGCGGTTCCGCGCCGGCTATTCCCACGGGGTGCGGGACTGGACGCCGGAGGAATACCGGATGGCCCGCTTGGTCCGCGAAATCGCCGCAGCCCGGTACGACGGCCGCGACGCCGGTGAGCCCGATCTGACCGGCCTGTATTCGCCGCTGGACCTGGCCTATATGGCTGCCGAGCAAGAAACGTACGACGCCGCATACAACCGCAACGAAGACGAGCTGTACCGCGGACAGGAAAGGGGTGACTGATGCCGGTTGAGATTCCTGTATCGACGCGCCTTGATGTTCGTAGCGCCGAGGCGGCGGCCAATGCTGTCAAGGCCCTGTTCTCTCGTACCGGCCGGGAGATCAGCAGCGAGTACGACAAGCTTGGTTCGTCACTGTTGAACTCGTTCAACGGGTCTCGGTTCGCTGAGCAGCAGGAGGCGATGCGCGCCGAGATGGCCAAGACCGTGCGTGCCGAGCAGGAGGCTGCACGGCTGGCGATCCGGGCCGATAACGAAGTCATCGCGTCGAAGCGGCGTCTTGCAGAGCAAACCGCCAAGTATGGCGACGAGTCGTCGCAGGCTGCGAAAGCCGCTGGCGCCTATGCCGACAAGCAGGCTCTCGCAGCCCAAGCGCATCGTGAAAGTGCTGACGCGATACTCGCGGCGGACGCCGCGACGACGAAGTTCGCGGGCTCGCACGACAAGGCGGCGGCGTCGGCGTCGAATGCGGCGCGGATTTTCAACGCTGCGGGTGTCACCTCGATAGCCGCCCTCGGGATCGCGTTCGCTGAAACCGGCAAGTTGGCTGGCGATTTCCAGCAGGGCATGACCAAGCTGTCGGCATCGGCGGACTTGCCCATTGATCAGATCAAGGCCGTTCAGGACGGCATTCTGAAAATGACTGGCACCGTGGGTTATTCGGCCGGTGAGTTGACCAACGCGTTCTACACGATCCAGAAGGCTCAGCTACAGGGCGCCAACGGTGCTGCGACGGCCGCGGAGAAACTGGACGTACTCAAGGCTTCCGCGCAGGGCGCAACCGTCGAGCAGGCACCGCTACCGGAAGTGATTAACGCAGTGACCACGTCACTGACGGACTTCAACCTGCCTGCCGATCAGGCGGCGAATGTCATGTCGAAACTCGTTACCGCCGTCGGCGAGTCGAAAACCAACCTCAATGACTTCGCCGGGTCGCTGCATAACGTGGAGCCGGTCGCCAGGCTCGCCGGCGTGAGTATCGATCAGGTGTACGGGTCAATAGCCCGTTTGACCCAGTCGGGCACCTCACCGGATCAGGCGACGCAGAACCTTGCTCAGACGATGCGCAATTTCATGAATCCGTCTCAGCAGATGCGTGATTCACTCGGCAAGCTGCATCTGAGTGCCGAGCAGTTGCAGAAAGACATGGCCGACCCGCAAGTCGGCATCGTCGGGGTACTCAAAGAGGTGTCCGAGGCGATCCGTGGCCAGGTCGGTCCATCGGGGCAGGTGGCCATTGACACGTTCTACAAGAATGCGGACGCGTCCCAAGCTCTCAAGACGGCGTATGAGGGTCTGACACCGGCATCGAAAGCTTTTGCCGACGAACTGAATTCGGGTGTGGCTCCGAATATGAGAAAGCTGCATGAACAGGCCTTGGCTGATCCGAAGCTCGCTCAGTGGGTGACGTTGCGTAACCACGTCGACGGCCTATCGCAAAACCTTAGGCGGCTGCAGCCTGAATTGGAAACGGTGCAGCAGGCGTGGAAAGAGGCGACAGGCGGCGCCGAGACTCTGAATGTGGCGTCACAGCTTGTCGGTTCGCCGGAGGACATCCAGAAGACCTTAGACGCCATCAAGAAGGTGTCCCAGTCGACGACCGACGCCGGTAACAACGTCAAGGGGTTCAACGAAACTCAGGACACGCTCAATCAGAAGATGCGCGATGCCAGGGCGGCGTTCGGTGCGGCGGCCATCGAGTTGGGGACCAGCTTTATCCCGGTGATGACCGACGTCGCCAACGTGGCCAAGACGGTCGGTGACTTGCTGGCGCAGAATCCCGGGCTGGCGCGCGATGCTGTCGATGCTATGGAGGGCCTGGCCGGCATCTGGCTGGCGTACAAGGCTGTCACGAGCCAGACCGCGCAGGATGCGGTCAAGGCGCTCAAGTGGATTGGCACGCAGACCGGCCTGCTGAAAGACCAGACGATCGCCGATTCCGCCGCCGCCTCGGAGAAGCAGATCGCCGATCAGGGCCGTGTGAGTGGCGCTGCGGAGAAAACGAACGCGGCTCTCGGTCCGCAAAGGGCTACGGCCGCCGCGGAGGGTGAGCGTGGGGTGGCGGCGGCAGCTACCGCCGAAGTTGGCGAGGAGAACGCTGTTGCTGAAGCCGCTGGGCGTGCTGATGGTGCCATAGCTGGCGGTGCTGCAGGTGCGGGCGGTGGCATGGCGGGTCTGCTCGGCCCTGCTGCGGCTGTGGCTGGTGTGGATATGGCTGCGCATCAGACACCTGCGGGCTCGCCTTTGCGCTCAATCGTTTCTAGCGCACTGCCTTTCGACCCGACATTGAAGCCGGACGCTGGACCGGACGCACCGTGGTACAAGCGCGATGCCATGCGTGATCTTTGGAATTGGGCAACGAAGCCCGAGGGCCATGTGGCCGGTGGCCCAGTCGACGGCCCGGGCCCGAAGGGTAAGGATTCGGTGGCGTCGTGGCTGGCCCCCGGCGAGCATGTCCTGACCGCTTCCGATGTCGATGCCGCAGGCGGCCACTCCGGTGTCTACGCGTGGCGTAACGCGCTACACCGTGAACTCGGCGGCCCGTCGGACGCTGATCTTCCGGACGGTCCCGGTGACTACGTTGTCAGCCCAGACGGACTCACCACGGCCATGCAGTACGCGGCCAAAAACAGTGGGCGCCAATACCAATACGGCACCTTGTGGGACTGCAGCGGCTTCATGAGTCAGCTGTACGGCATCGTCACGGGCAAGCCCGCGCCAACTGGCCAGCGGTTCTTCTCCACCGAATCGGATTTCACGAAGCTCGGTTTCCTGCCCGGCTATGACCCAAACTCCCCGTTCAACATCGGCGTGCACAACGGTGGCGGCGGGATGAACTCGCACATGGCGGGGACCATCGGCGGCCACAATGTCGAATCGGGTGGCCACGGTGTGCAATTCGGCGGCCAGGTGGGTGCACTCGACCCGCAGTTCGAGCACCACTATCACCTGCCTGGGTCGATGGGCACAGGCGGCGCGGACGGCTATTACTCGCCGGACCCCGACAAGGTCGCCAAGGTCGAGAACGAGATCAAGCGCAAAAACGACAACATTCACGACCTGGAGGAGAAGCTCGCCGAGCTGAAGTCGAACGCGAAACAGTCTGAGCGGGACCGCATTCAGCACGAGATCGACCACGCCAAGGATGATTTGAAGCTGCTGGACAGGAAGCTTGCGGAGGCTCAGCAGGGTACGTTCCACCGCGGCCGGTCTGGCGGGCGCGGTCGTTCCGGTTCTGGCGGCTCGTGGCAGCCGCAGTTCGGCGCTCCGCTGCCTGCGAACTTCGGCCTCGACAAGGGCTTGTCGGGGCTCGTCGAGTGGGCGATCACGGCTGCAGCTGATGCGGCGATCGGTCCGGTCGAGGGCGCGGCGTACGGCGATGCGCTGCGGTCGGGCGCGTTCGGTGATATCGGCGGAGGCTCTGGCAGTTTCGGTGATGTCGCTGATGCCATGGGTGTACCGACGTCGTCACTGGCCGGTGACTATAGCGCTGGCGCCGGTGGCAGCGGATCGTATGGCGGCGGCTCCGGTGGGGGCGTTGGCTCGGGCGGCGGTGGTTCTGCCGGCTCGCAGTGGTGGGCTCCCGGATCAGGGAAGGCCGCTACGGGCGGCGCTGGCGGTTCGTGGTGGTCGCCTGGATTCACCACTGACGCCAACAAATACGCCAACGAACCATCGGTGCTGCCCCCAGCGCCCGGAGCACCTTCTACCCCCAGCGCCGCGCAGATGGGGCCAAACCGCATCTTCGCCGGCTTCCCCGGGGAACTGCCGCTCAATAGTCTCAGCGGTGCTGGCGGCACAGGCGCGCTTCCCGGCATTGGTCCAGCGGGCGGCTCGGCGTATGCATCGAAGACCGCTTTCCAGGGCTACATGGACGCATTGGGGGGGCAAAGCAACGCGGCGCAGCAGGACCGCGACAGTGCCCGCGCGGCACGTGAAAAAGCCGCCAGCGATGCCGTATCGGCTGCCACAACACCAGGACAGCGCGCCGGCGACAATGCATTCCTCGACCAGCTGTATCCCAGCGCTATTCACCGGGCTAACGGCGGCCCATCAGGAACCGACACGATTCCGGCGTGGCTCTCGCCCGGCGAATACGTGCTCAACAGCAGCCAGGTGGACAAGCTCGGTGGCCCCGATGCCGTCCAGAAGTTCATGAAGGCGCACCGCTACGCCACCGGTGGCGAGGTCGACGACGCCGAGAACGGTTCCCGGCAGCCGTCGACCGCGCAGAACGCCAGCGGCGGCCTGGACGTCGGTGGCGGCAGCCTCGGCATGGCGGAAGCCGCCGGCGCGATGGCCGTCAACGGTCTGGCACCCGGCGCCGGCCAAGCCGTCCAGGTCGGTACGCAGGAAGCGAACCGGGCCGTCAAGTACGGCGCGCAGCTCGGCGGCATCGCCGTGCAGGGCCTGTTCGAGACCCTGGCCCTCAACGACTCGGTGCTGTCCGATCCGTCCAAGAGCTGGATCGGCCGCTTCGGCGCCGGTCTTGCTGGTGCGCACCCGAGCTCCCCGAACAGCGCCGGTAAAGCCGCGCCGCCGCTGAAAAAGGAATCCAACCACGAGGATGGTGGCCGCAGCGAGCACCTCGGCACCGGACAGCCGCCCGGGCCGTCCGGCAACGCGCCGCTCATCGGCAACATCAACATGGGCAACAACGGTGACCCGCACGCCGCGGCCCGCGAAATCAACCGCCAGGTGGGCGCCTACCCCGGCATGGGTGGCCGGTAGTGGGGCTGTACCCGCCCGGCCAGATCATGCCGTACGGCGCGAAGCTGCTGACCCAGGGCATCGACGAAAACATCTGGTACACAAGCCCCGGCGGCACAGCGACCGCAACCGGCATCACCGCCGGCCAGTCCCAGTTCTACCTCGCGGGCGCGGCCCGGTCGTGGCCCGGGGTCACTGACGGCATGGTGATGCCCGGTGGCCTCAAAGGGATGTCGCCGAACTTCAAGCACCTCGACCTCAAGGGCGCGCGCCAGGCCGGTGTGACGTGGACAGGAACCGTCTACGACGCCATGGAGATCGACTGCGTCTTGGAGGCGCACGCCCGTACGCCGCAGGGGCTTTCGGCGCTGTCGTCCGAATGGGTCGGCTCGTGGGACCCGACGCAGCGTGGGACGCTGGAGCATTGGACGCTGGACGGCGGCTACTGGTTCTGCAATCCGCGTCTGCATTCGGTGTGGGCCGATCAACCGAAGAAGTCGCCGCGCCGGCTGCTGTACCGCAAATTCACCCATGCGATGCGGGTGGACGACGCCTTCTGGAAGTCGATCGACTCGATCAACACTTTCCAGCCTGGCGTGGCGAACGCATCGACGTTCATGATGCTCAGCAACATCGGCACGCAGGTCGCATACCCTCGATTCCTCTGCTACGCAGGCACTTCCGACGGCGCAACATTCTCGTTCTCGAACGGCCCGTCTGGCGCGCCCGGTAGCACGAACATGATCACCTTCGGACCGCTCAAGGCCGGGCAGATCGTGTTGCTCACCACCGAGGACCGGCTGCGCGGCGTCGTGGACCTCACGCCCAACCAGGTGCTGACCGGCAGCCAGACGTCGCAGAATTTCATGCAGCAGTTGATCTCGTTGGCGTTCAACAACAACACGCCGCCGCTGCTGGCGTGGTTCGAGTCGCTGTTCGGGATTCTCCCGCCGCAGGGCCCGCTGTATGCGCTGCTGCAAGGCCGCTGGACGAACGGCATGTCGGGCGTGGCGCGGCCGTCGTGGGCGCAGCCGCAGTACTACACGGTGCAGATCAGCGGCGGCAACGCCGCGACGAAAGTCATTGGCTCCGTGACCCCGCTGCGGACCTGGCCAGAGGGCAACTGACCCCCCGTGACAGCACCGCAAACCGGTGGGCGCGTACCGCTGCCCCCCGGTAATTCCGCATGGTTTTCGGCAGCACTGCAGTCGGCAGACCCATCCGTCGCCATGGCCGCAGCTAACGCCCTCGCCTACGTCGAGCAGAACCCGCCGCAGGATGCCCGACGGCGCCTGTTCGACCGCACATACAACGAGATCGACGAGATCAACGACCACATCGACCTGAATCTGTCGATTCCCCGGCTGGCGCTGCCGACCGGGATGCTGACGCTCAAAGGCACCGATCCGCTCGTCGACTACGTGTTGCAGTGCGACACAACGACGATCCCGTTCGTCTGGGACAAGGGCGCGGTCCGCTGGTCGGGTCGGGTCGACGTCGCGCACGACCGCCTCAAGGACGGTGTCAACACCGTCGAGTGCGAGCTGGTGCACGACAAAGTGTGGCTTGACCGGATCCTCGCGTGGCCTGATCCGTGGGCTCCGATCCTGGCGCAGGTGCCGTTCCGCGAGTGGTGGGGGATCGGCCCGGCCATCACGGTCATGAAGACCCTCATCGCCGAACAGGCGCTGCGGATTCAGACAGGCCTGTGGGAGCTGGTCAACAACGCCGGCTCGCTCAACCCTGATGTGCGGGCATGGTTCGGCACGCTGCTGATCCAGAACTCGCTGTCGTTCAACGATCTGATGCAGGCGGTCACCACGCCGATCGCGGTGGTGTTCACTGACCCGCTGTTCGACACGTCGCCGTGGATCGAGATCGACGGCCGCATGGACACCGTGTGGAAGTTGCTGCAACAGCAGTTGCAGGACAACGGTTTAGTGCTCGAAGTTAATGTGTGGCTGCCCGGTGAGCCGCAGCCCGAGGGCATGATCATCCCGCTGCAGGTGGCCACGATCGTCGTGGACATCAAGGACCGCAGCAACCGCACCGGTTTCTCGGGGACGTTCCTGGACGGCCTGGAGCTGGACCTGACTGACCTGATCGACTCGACGGTCGGTGATGTTGTTGCGCCGCTGCTCAACCCGCAGAACGAGTTCGCCCCGGCGGGTGTGAACATCGCCCCACTGATTGGCGTGAACTTCGTCAAGCCGTGGGTGATGTTCAACGCCGACAACCCGTATGGCGGCGTCATCGAACACGATGTGGCGCACCATCATCCCCTCGCATGGCAAATCGTCGTCGGGGGCAAGAGCCCGAAGTGGCTGGACGATTTTTTTAACGCCACGTTCGAATACCTGATCGACGCCATCGGAATCGTTGCGGGCGTTGCGATTCCGAACAGTGTGCTCGACGGCGCGCTCGACGACCTGTTCCTGGCATTCAGCCTCGTCGAATACTTCGATCGCAGGCTAGACCTCGGCCCGTACGGGCTGCCCGAAAAGTTCTTCCCGTCTGGCGCATCAGCTTTCACGCTCGACGCGTTCCTGACCGAGATACGAGCCGGGTGGGATACCCGCGGCTACGTCTCGGCGATCGTTACGTTCATCGACGGATACCCGTACGAATACGGCCGCGACCTGTTCCCCGGCGCGCTGGCCCTGGTGATCCGCCGCGGAAAGATTTTCGTCGACTACGTGGAGAACGTCGACATCGAAGACTCCGTCACCGTCCGCAACAAGATCAGCGTCCAGATCGGTGACGGCAAACACGAAGAAGCACCAATCGCCAAGATACAACGCAAGATTGTAGGGGTTGAGCAATGGCTGAACATCGTCTCGATGGCGAACTGACGTGACGACGATCGCTGCAGGAGCGGGCGCCGGCACCGGTGCTACCGCGTCGGTGGCGACGGGCAGCTCCGACTATTTCGGTGCCATCACGATCAACACCGGAACATCGACTGCCGCGGGCATTTTGGCGACGGTGACGTTCGGCAACAACTATGCGGTGGCGCCCACGGCGTTCCTCGAAGCGGGCACTGCTGGGTCTGCCGGGTTGCAGCATTATGTTTCCGGCACCAGTGTTTCCACGTTCGTGGTGTCGGTGGCGAACGTCCCCACGGCGTCGACCACGTACACGTTCTATTACCGGGTGATGGGCGCCTACACCGGCTCGGGTATCGGCAACACCTGGACCACGAACAGTGACGGCTCAACCGATTTCAACGGCAACGTGCACTTTCCGGCGGGCACCAACCTCGCATCCGGGATGGGTGTCGTCGTTTTCGGCCCGAACGGCGGCCAGGCGAGCTTCCCCGCTACGCAACAGGGGCCTGCGGGTCCGGCGCCGGTCATCAACTGGTCATCGACGCCGGTTCCCTATGGCACGCCGCTGCAGTCTCCGAACCCGGCTGTCACAACCACCGCGCCGGGCGTGCAGAACGTCAACCTGCAGTACTGGATAGGGCAACAGGGCCCGGTGGGCACCATGGCGGTTCTGTCGGCGTCCGACCTTGAGGGCGTCACGATGCCGGGCACGCCGCCCGCCGCGAAGAACGTCCTGGCCTTCGATGCCAGCACATCCAAGGTGCAATTCGTGGATCCGCGCGTCGGCGGCATGTATTCGGTGCTGGTCAGCTCCACCACCGCGACGGCCGGGCAGGGGCGGCAGTTGGGCAGCGGTATCGCGGTTCCTGCGCTGCCGTATGCGTGGTGGCCGTTGTGTGGCGCGGTCATCCCAGTTTCCGCGTCGGACAACACATCTCAGGTCAACCTAGTGGCACGCGTGAACAACGCGACCTCGGGCGATCAGTGCGGTATCCATCTGGGCACGCTCGGAGCGCTCGGTTACACCGGCGTTGTCGAACCAGCCTTCGGGGCTGTGCTGCCCGGTGGGTCCACCGCGGGTGCGATGGGCTCCTACTACGGTGCGGTGCCAGCGGGAACCGCGGTCACGATCTACCTGCGCGCCGAACAGCAAGCCTCCACCACGTCCGGCTACGCCACGGGCGGCGGCTACTTCTGGCTCAAGGTGAACCCGGTCCCGTGACGCAAGCCAGCGGCACACCGTACTGGCCGGCGTCCACCACCCCGGACACGGCCGTTCACTCCGGCAACCCGGACGCCGGACTGCACGGACTGTCCCAGCAGCAGGTCAACGCACTGCGCAACGAGCTGATCCAGATCACCGTGCAGACGGTGTATCAGGCGCTCACCGGAATCTTCCCGCTGGGCGCATCCGCGTTCGGGCTGTTGGCGTCCTGGGCCGGCGTGGTGCCGCTGGTGAACCCGGTGACCAATCAGCTACCCACAGGGGTCATCCCGGATACACCCTTGGTGTTGGGGTCCGCGCAGGCATTGTCGCAGCAGGCCATCGCCAAACCCGGGTACCTGGCAGTGGATGCCTCCGCTGACGCGGTGTTCCCGATCGCGAACATTCAGGGCACTACGCCGACGGTGGTATCGGTCTCGGCTGGCGCGTCGGTCATCGGATTCATACCGACCCCGGACAACGGCAAAAAGAGCTCGATCATATGGCTCGGCCAAAACACCAGCGGCATAACGGGTTTCTTCATCAACCTGTACAAGCTGAACACGTCCACCGGGGCGCTAACCCTCGTGCAGGGTTCCACGAACATCGTGTCGTCAGTGTCGAACACGCTGGCCTGGAATTACTACAACCTGACTGCGCCGACCACCACCAGCGTGAGCGACGTCTACGCCGTCGAGGTGGTCGTCACCGGCAGCGGCACCTACCAGATCGCCGGGATGCCCAACCATTGGCTACCCGCGAACGCCTCGGTGTACCCGCGACAGATGGGCGCCACCCGCGCCCCCATAGCAGTCACCTACGACGCTACCGGCGCAGGCTATACCGCTTCCCCCAACGCCTCCACAGCATCCGGTTCCTGGTCCCACACCGCGGCAGCGGGGGCCACGGTGATCGTCTCCGTCGCAACTCAGCAGAACTCCAGCACGCCAACGACCACGGCAACCTACGGCGGCGTCGCGATGACCAGCCTCGGCATCAGCGTCAACCCGACCGCAGGCAATACGTCGGTTCAGTTGTTCGGACTGCAGAACGTAGCGGGCGGACCCAAGACCGTCGCCGTCAGCCTCAACGCTGGAAGCAACACGGTTCAAAACTTTGCGGGACAGTCGGCTTCCTACACCGGGGTCGGGGGACTGCAGACTGCCGTCACCAACGGCGGCACCTCAGGGTCCTTGTCGTCGGGTTCTGTGCCATCCGCACTGCAAAACATGGTCGTCTGCGCCTTCGTAGCGGGCGCGGGCAGCGCATTCTCTATGACGAGTTACAGTGGTACGCAACGCGCTTCGCAGTCAGTCAACAGCGGTGGCAACTATCTCGTCACGGCCCTCGGTGACACCCCGGGAACATCGTCATCCAGTATCACGGTGACTGCATCCGATGGTGGCGCGTGGTGGGCTTCGGTGGCCGTGGACCTGATCCCGACCCTGGAACCGGCCCCTACCACCCCGGCCTTCACCTACTCGGGGAATGTGCCGTGGTTCGGCCTCGGCGGCTTCCTGTTCGCCGGCCCACTGACCACCCAATACAACACTGCGGGCAGCCACACCTACACCATCCCCACCTGGCTCAAATGGGGCGACAAGATCGACATCGCCGCCCTCGGCGCCGGTGCGGGCGGCCTGTCATCGGCGGCGTGGCTCGCAGGCTACGGCGGACTAGCCGGCAGTTGGATGCCCCAGACGTTGGTGTACGGCGTCGATATTCCGGCCACCACAACATCATTGACGGTGACCGTGGGCGCAGGCGGCAGTGGTAGCGGCGGCTCAGGCGGCAACTCGACCATCACCGGTACGGGCGTCACCACGATCACCGCAAACGGCGGCACCGGAAACACCGGAAGCGCAAACGCCGGACCCGGACCCGGAAACCAGGCGCTAAACGGCATCACCTACACAGGCGGCGGCGCCCAGAACACCCAAGGTGGCAACGGTATTGCACCGGGCGGCGGCGGCGCTGGCGGCTTCCCCTACGGCCCCGGCGGCGCCGGCGCGGACGGCTCAGTCTGGCTCGTCGCCTACCAAGCCGGAACAGCCCCATAAAGGACAGCGATGACTGACATTCCGCTCACCCCCGCGACCGTGAACCTGATCGGTATCGTCCAAAACGATTCCTGGTCAGTGAATCTCGTCATCACCAACGGCACGGCACCGTACAACCTGACCGGCGCGACCATCGTGTCGAAGATTTCCACGTCGGCCGGCAGCTACCCGCTCACCGTGACCGTCACGGACGCGGTCAACGGCAAGCTCACCCTGTCCATGACGTCATCGCCCCTGATCCCATACGGGTCGACGTGGGCGCTGCGCATCAATGCCCGCACGCTCATGGAGGGCACCGCCACCGGCATGGCGGACGTGCTGCTGTGACCACCCCGATCAACGTGGTGCTGACACCCACTGTGGTGACCAGCGCACCGACACCAGCGGCGCAGACGGTGAACGTGACCGATCCGGCGCCGATCACAGTCAACGCCTCACCGGGCGCGGTGGCGGTCTCGGTCGCCGCCACCCCGGTACAGGTGGCGATCGGCGCACCCGGCGGCCCTATCCCCGTGCAGCAATTCGTGTTCGGCGGTAGCCAGCCCGCACACACCACCGAGCCGATCCTGTGGCTCCAGCAGACCGGGCCGAACACCTACCAGCCCTGGATCATCCCGTGAGCAGCCCGATCAACGTCCAGCTCGGCCAGGGTGCACCCGGAACGACACCGTGGCCGGTCACCGACACCGCCGCGGAGGCCACGCTCGGCAACCGGTTCGCCGGCGGCCTGACCTCCACAGCGGCTGTCTTGTCGGCCGCCGGCAACAACACACTGATCACACCACCTGCCGGTAAATCCGTTCGCCTGCAATGGGTCTCCATGATCCCCGACACCGACAACGCGACCGCGAACTTGGTGACCGTGCAATTCCTGACCAGCGGCCAGGTGCTGTACATCGCCTACGCGATGGCGCACTGGGAACTGTTCACCGGCAACGTCAACGAACCGCTGACCGTGACCCTGGCCAACGCCCAGCCGGTCGCGGTCACCGCCCACTGGAAGGCCATCTGATGGACCACCTCGCACGTTCAGCGCCGCGCGTCTCGGCCAATGTTGTTGTCCACCATTGCGGCCGCGATTGGAACCTCGGGGACCTCACGGCACGCGGCAACTGGCGGCTCTGGCGATACAAGCTGCACCACTTCATCCACCACCGAAAGGAATGCTGATCGTGGCGCGGCCAGTAACCCCGTTGAAATTGCGCATCATGTCAAAGGTCCAAAAGACCAATGGTTGCTGGTGGTGGACCGGCAGTCACACAGAGGTCGATGGCTACGGCCACTTCGCATATCGGGAAGCCGGACGTATCCACGGCCAATGCGCCCATCGTGCGGTTTGGGAACTCTTGCGAGGCCCGATTCCGGACGGAATGCAACTCGATCATCTCTGCCGGAATAAGCGATGCGTGCGCCCGGATCACCTCGAAGTAGTAACTCCGCGCGATAACACCATGCGTTGCGCCGAGGCCCCCGCCACGATCAATGCCTCCAAAACGCATTGCGTTCATGGTCATGAGTTCACGCCCGAGAACACATACGTCCCGCCAAAGCGTCCAAACCGACGCTATTGCCGGACCTGCCAAAACACTCGATCGAAAGGACGTGGTTAAAATCGCTACAGTCGTCACGAACGTCGGAAAAGCCTACGCGGCCAACAAGATCAGCAACGGCAACAACGCTGCCACCGCCAACTTCATCGGCTGGGGGACTGGTGCCGGTACCGCGGCCGTCGCCGATACGACCATCTTCACCGAGGCCGCCGAGGCGCGGGTGTCGGGCACCCAATCGCGGGTGACCACCACCGTGACCAACGACACCGCCCAGATCGTCGGCACCCTGACGTCCGCGAGCGGCCAGACCATCACCAACGTGGGTCTGCTGGATGCGTCAACGTCCGGAAACCTTTGCATCCATTCGGATTTCGCCGGTCTGCCGCTGCTGACTGGCGACAGCATCCAGTTCACCATTAAGTGGCAATTCTCCTAGATGCCCGGTAACAACAGCACCACCTACTCGACGGCGGGCACTTTCACGTGGTCGACGCCGACCCCGTGCTCGCAGGTGTGGTTCTACTGCTGGGGTGGAGGCGGTGCTGGCGGCAATACCGGCGTCGGGTCCAGCGGTGGTGGTGGCGGCGGTGGCGGGTTTTCGATGACCACCGTTGTCAACCCTTCGGGCAACTACACACTCGTGGTCCCGGGGGCTGCGAGTGGGGCGAATGCGAGCGGCAGCTCGGCGACCGTCAACACCACGCTCTGCGTTGCCAACGGTGGTGGCGGCGGCGCGACTGGCGGCTTCGGCACAAACGGCCCCGGGGGTGCCGGCGCGACAGCCGGTACCGGGTCAGTGACCTACACCGGTGGCGCTGGCGCTACTGGTGGCGGTGGTGGAGGCGGTGCTGGTTCGGGTGGCAATGGTTCGGCGAGCACGTCGGGTTCCGGCGGTAGCGGCGGCATTACGGACGGCTCTGGCGGCACGGGCGGTGCTGGCGGCGGCAACAACTCCAGCGGGTCAGCCCCCGGTGGTGGTGGCGGCGGCAATTCGGGTACCGCAGTAGGTTCGGGCGCGGCCGGCAAGATCATCGTCTTCTGGCTGTCGAACACCACCTATCCGGTGTCGGCGAGCGCCAGCTCGACAGGTTCAGCAAGCTTGGTCCGCCGGGTGGGTAAACCGTTTGCGCTGACCACCACCGACACCGTGGCGTTGGCGCGCATGGTGAGCAAGACTGCTAGCCCGGTGTCGACCGACGTGGCGGCCCTCGCCAGAACTGTCGGCAAGCCCCTGGCCGCCGCGTCGGCGGACACCGCCAGGGTTACCCGTTCTGTCGGTAAGGCATTGGCTGCGGCATCCACGCAGAGTGTCGCGATCATCCGGCAGCTCGGCAAGACAATCGGGGGCGCCGCCCAGGCGACAGCCGATCTGGCCAGCGTTGCCAAGCAGATCGAGAAAGTTGTGACCGTCACCGTTGCCGCGGGCAGCGTCGCGACCATCGTCCGCCGGGTGGCCCGAACATTCACGGGCAGCACTTCTGATGCCGCGACATTGAATCGCCAAGTGGGAAAGCCTTTCTCCGCTGCCATCGCCAACGCTGCGGCGCTGATTCGGGTCGCGTCATTGTCGCGGACACTCGCCCCTGCGACATCTTCTGCGGCGTCCTTGGTCCGCCAGATCGGCCGGACCCTCAACGTGGCGGAAGTGGATGCTGCATCCATCACACGCCAGATTGACCGAACTGTCACAGGTACTTCGTCCGGTGTCGTGGCACTGAATCGCCAAGTGTCGAAGGCGTTATCCAGCACCGTTACCGGTACCTCGGTATTGAGCAAGCAGGTTGGAAAGTCCCTCGCCGCGGCGGTCGCTGGTGCCGCGTCTGTGTCTCGTGCCTTGGGTCTCACGCGAGTTGTCGCAGTGGCCACCACCAGCACCGCTGCACTCGCAAAAGCAGCGTCCCGCACGCTCACCGCCGCCTCAACGAACTCCGCGGCTACGGTCCGCCAGCTCGGCAAGACGCTGACCTCTGCCGCAGCCAGCGGGGGCGCAATCACCCGCGTGCTCTCTGTCAGCCGCACAGCCGCAGCAACCAGTGTCAGCGTCGCAACGCTGACCAAGCAACTATCAAAAGCATTGGCCGCTAACGCAACCAGCGCGGCCGAAACCATCGTCGGCATCCCCGCCGCGATCCTCGGACGACTGGGCAACGCCACCGTCGTCAAACGCATCATCCAGATTTTCGACGACTAGGAGCATCGTGGAATCGCTATGGCACCATCACCCAGCGGTGCGCACCGGCACTGACCTGTCGCTCGGTGAACGCGCCGCGGACCTGCTGCGCAACGGTATGGGCTCCTGGCCGTTCGTATTCAGCTTCCTCGGATTCATGGCGCTGTGGGCGGTTGCGAACAGTGCTCTGTACCTGGGTGGTTCGGCGGATGGACAGCACGGCTTCGATCCGTACCCGTACATCCTGCTGAACCTCGCGCTGTCGATGGTCGCCGGCCTACAGGGCGCGATCTTGCTCATTGCCGCCAAGCGGTCTGATCAGGTCGCCAGCGAGGTCGCACATCACACGCTCGAAAACACCGAGGCCCACACAGAGCTGCTACGCCAGGTCCACGCCGTCGCTCAGGAAGTCCGTGACCTCCTACATCCAGGTGACTCGAAATGACCGACACCCCAGCGCATGACGCCAACACCACGCACCACTACCTGCTGCACTATCCGGCGCACCCGCCGCGCGCCGGCGACCCACATTACGTCGACTTCGAGGCCTACCGTCGCCGCACCCACGCGACTGCGAAGTGCGCGATCGGCGAACACCGCGACGACTTCAGCGAGTGTCACGGCCAGCTCGAATTGCACCATGCGCACGTCGAATTCAGCTTGCAGAACGGCGTCAAGCTCAAGTGGCTCGAAAAGGACTACCCCGGCATCTCCAACCCCGACGAGGTGGGCGCATGGGTTGAGTCAGCCGCAAATCTCATGTGGCTATGCGAGTTTCACCATCGCGGCCACGGCGGCGTGCACTGCGCCTCCTACGCCGACTTCGAAGCATCCAAGTACGTCAGGGGACTCATCCAATGAGCTTCACATCATTCAACATCGCTCCGATGATGAGCCGCGAGCAGATCGCCGCCGCGGTTCACAAGGTGTCGATCGCCCGGGGTCTAGACACGCTGGCTACGGTCCTGTGCTGCATGGGCATTGCCACCGAGGTGGGTGCCGTTAACGGCCAGGGCGTCTACGGCTGGTGGTGTCCGGCCAACCCGACCGCGTGGCCGGATTCGACGAACTATCCCCATGATTCGATATCGAACGACAGCCGGTCATCGGGGTATCTGCAGCAGCAGCCGGGCCCCCACGGCGAACCGTGGTGGGGGACCACCGCCGACATGATGACCCTCGCCTCGGCCGCCAACAACTTCCTGGACCGGCTCACCGACAACTGGCAAGCCGCAGCCAACAACCCCACCGTCGCAGGGCATTTCGTCCAGCAAGTCCAAGGGAGCGAATTCCCCGACCGTTACGCCCAGCGGTGGCAAGAGGCGTGGGACGTCGTGAACCGTGCACTCGCCACCCCGCCATGCCCACCACCCGCCCACCTCGGAGGATCTGTGAACCGACCCGACTTCAACGAATACGCGAAATGGTCACCAAATAGTCAGTCCCGCAACGGCGTAAAGCCCACGCTGTGGCTGCTCCACACCGAGGAATGCGCCGGGTACGACAACGCTGACGGACTCGCCAACTTCCTCGATAACCCGGCCAGCCAGGTTTCGTACCACTACACGATCAGCAAGGGCCAGAACGATGATGGCGTGACGGTCGTCGACGTCGTCAACACCGACCTCGCTTCCTGGTCCGTCGGCGATGCGAACAACCGCAGCATCAACCTGTGCTTCGCCGACTCACACGCGGCGTGGACCCGCGACGAGTGGATGGCCAACGTCGGCCGCGCGATCGACGTCGCCGCCTACCTGGCCGTGCAGGACTGCCGAAAGTACGGAATCCCCCTGCTGGTGATTCCGCCGCCCTACACGGCGGGCAACGCTGGGGTTTCAGATCACCGGTACGTCACCGACGTCATCGGATGGGGCACCCACACCGACGTCGACGGTCCCGACGGGCCAACCGCACCCCCATGGACCCGGTTCCCGTGGGACTACTTCACCGCGTCGTTCAACAAGTACGCCAACCAGTAAAGGGGACCATCCATGAACATCAACGGCCACTACATCGGTCTCGGCATCGGCGATACCGGCGCGGAGATTCAGAAGATCAAAGCATTCATGCGCAAGAAATTCTCTTACGCTGCACTGCTTTCCGACAACACCGTCTATGACGCCGCGCTGGCTGCGGTCGTCTCGGACATGCAGGCACGCTACGCCGCCAGCGGCACGCTCAAGCCGGGCACCTACACACCGGGCGTGATCAACCTCGACACCAAGTATGCGATGGGCTACCTCACCCGGCCCCCGGCTGAGTTGCCGATCTTCTTCACCGTCGAAGGGCACCTCTCGGACATGTGGGCCGGACCGTGCGCGGCCACCGCGCAGGCGCTTGAGGCCGAGGGGCGTTGCCGTTGGCAGCCGGTCGGATATGACAACGTCAGCCTGCCGTTCGATGACAGCTCAGGCATCAACGAGCTTGATCGACTGTTCTCCGACACCGCCGCATTCCCGCTGGCCCGGCCGTGGTTGGCGTCCTGCTTCTCGCAGGGCGCGCTGGTGTTCTGCCAGTTCTTCATGGATCAGGTGCAGAACCCGAACGGTAAGCACCACAACCGGTTCGCCACGTGGCGGGGGACGCTGGCGCATGGCAACCCGATGCGCGAGAAGGACGTCAACGCAGAGTGGGTACCGGACCCGCCGAAGCCCGGGACGCAAGGCATCTACGACCGGCACATGACGGGCACCGGCCCCGGTGGCGTCCTGGCAGCCCGCTGGCGGGAAGTGAACCGCACCGGCGACCTGTACGCAGAGAACTCCGACGACGAAGCGGGCAAGGACCGCACAGCCGTCTGTCTGGCCGTCGTCGACGGGCAACTGATGGGCGCCGGATCGCTGGCTGAGCGCATCTGGTTGCTGGCCAGCAACATCGGTGGCGAGGTGTGGCCGCTGTTCCAGGCCATCGCCGGGGGCGTCCGATTCCTGCTGAACATGGCTCCTCACGGAACTTACGACCTTGGCCCCGGCATCGACTTCATGCGCGAGCGCCTCACCGAGCAGGTGGCGGCGTGAAAATCAACCTGCTCCAGCCGACGCCGCAGCAGCGCCGGTACATCTATTTCGTGGCCCTCGCGGCGCTCGGCGTCCTGGTCGGCTACCACTTGATCAGCTCGGACCAGGTTCCATTGTGGGCCGACCTGGTGGGCGCTGTGCTCGGCATGGGCGCCCCCGCCGTAGCCATCCCGGCGGTGAACCAGAAGATCAACGAGGCAAAGCAGTGAGCGGCCAGGAGTGGATCGCTATCGCAGCGATGAGCATGACGCTGATGGCCGCGATCATCGGCGCGGTTGCCACGCTGTGGGGCAACCGCGACACCCGGAAGATCAAGGGGCAGGTCGTCAATGGTCACGGCGATGATCCGCCTTTGCGCGATGACATCGATTCGTTGAAGGCGCAGGGCGACCGGACGGAGGGCCTGCTGAAGCTGCTGGTGGATCGGCAGCTCGAGCAAGGCCGCGACATCGGCGGCATCCGCGAGGAGCTCCGTGTTGAGCGGCAGGAGCGCATCGCCGGGGACCAGCGGTGACTGGGCGCCGCGCTGATCGTGGTTGGCTGACGATCGTCGAGTTCGTGCTCGGGCACAATGTCGTGGCCGCTGGGCGGGGCGACGAGATGCTGTCGGAGGCTTTCGACCGGTATCTGGCCAAGTATCCGGTGCTGATGCACGCGGTCGTGGTGCTGGTCGGGCTGCATCTGCTGAATCGGCTGCCACGATTCGCCGACCCGCTGGCCGCGGTGATGGGCGGATTGGCCCGCGCTGTCGGACCTCTGCGATAACCTCCTGCATCAAACCGAATAAATCGCCCCCGACCCTCACCGGTCGGGGGCGATTTTCGTTTGCCGGGAGTACCGTCGATCTGTGCGTAGTTACGTTGCCGCAGCGCTTCTCATAGCCTCGGGATTGTTGCCGACCCCGAACGCCTCGGCCGCCACATGCCAGGCCCACAACGGGCTACCCGACTCCAGCTGCACGCCCGGCGACCGGGACCCGCGCGTCACACCGGGCACCCTCGCAGACACCATCTGCGTGAAGGGCTGGTCCAAGTCTGTCCGGCCAGCGAAGAACGTCACCGACCAGATCAAGCGGGAACGCATGGCCGCCTACGGTGTCGAACCACCCGCCGGGCAATACGAGCTCGACCATCTGATCCCGATCGAGCTGGGCGGCGCGTCGACCGTCGCGAACCTGTGGCCGGAGCAGTGGGACGGACCGCTCGGAGCGCACCAGAAAGACCGGCTGGAGGATCGCCTGCACTCGCTGGTGTGCACTGGCCGGATGCAGCTCGATGCGGCGCAGCAGGTGTTCGCGACCGACTGGGTGAGCGCCTACCGGCAGAGCTTCAGCTAGTCGGGGAGGTTCCTCGGGTTCACGCCGAGCAAGAACAACATGAGCCGTGCCGCGGCGAACAGGTACGCCATCAGTACCAGGGCCGTGACGATCAGTGCCAGCATGTAGCCGGTGCCGCCGGATGCCGTGTCCCAGAACGCCCAGACGAACACGCCGCCGATGATGGCGATCGGTGACGTGATGACGAGTGCGGCGATCAGACAAAGGATCGACTTGGTCCTGGTGATCGGGGCGACGGTCGTGGGCGGGGTGCTGATCTTTCCCGCGCCGATCTTTCGGGTGTCGCGATAAGAGAGCCCGGTGCCCGGGAGTCCGGCCGAGAGGGTGCGCTGACCTTTGCTGTTCACGGTGACATGCGCCCCTCGCAGGCCACCGGTCACCGATACCGACTTGGCATTGAGGTTCAACTTCACCCCAGGTGCCAGTTTTACGATCTTGCGGAACCGCATTCCCATGGCAAAACCCCTTCATCGCGAACGATAGAGGTTCACGACGGCAACCTCCAGCAGTCCTTGTTCTCCGCTTCATTGATCATGATTGGGACGAAAGCCTGGTTACTCAGCACGCCACTGGGAAATGGCGGCGTCATGGTGAGTTCGGCAAGATAGTTCCCGTCGCCCGGCTGCTCACTGGGAGATAGATGGCACCGCGGTCGCGGATCGGCTGACATGCAGTCACCGCGCCCATCAATACCGTGAGCGACGAACGCACCCCCCACGTCGGCGCAGGTCCATGTACCGGGGCTGGCGGATGCCGATGGCGTGACGCTAGCGGCGACTACCGACATGACGATCAGAGACAGCGACCAGCGCATAGCAAAGCTCCCTCCCGGTGACCCAACCGAGAAGTGGAGCATAGCGCCGGAATGGTCGCTCAGCCGCGCAATTCAGCTAACGCTCAGGTAGTGCCCCGGACGGTACGCCCGGCCACCGACATGCCCGTGTGGATGTGTGGATGCGCATCCACGTCGGCGCCAGTTTTCCCAGGTCGTGACGCGGATCTACACGTACCGCAAATGGGCTGTTTTTGCAGGTCAAACCCCCGTGACCTGCGATTTGCAAGGGGTTCGAATCCCCTTAGCTCCACCGTTTACGCAGGTCAAACGGTACGGATTAAGGCAAAACGCCAATCCACACCACCAATCCACAAACCGAGGTTTTACAATCGGTGTATGGCATCAGTCCGGCCCGGCCCGCTGCTCGCGGACGGCACCCGAAAATGGCAGGTCCGCTACCGCATCGGCGGCCGCCAATCCTCGCTTACCTTGGGCGATGAGCAAGAGGCCTACGACTTCGCCGCGCTCGTCGACGCCGTGGGTCCACAGCGCGCCCTCGATGCCCACCACGTCGACACCGAGCGGATTCGTGGCGCCAACAATGGCATGACCGTGGATAAGTGGCTGGGTATCCACATCGACGGCCTCACTGGCGTCAAGCAGTACACGCTCGACAAGTACCGCGAATACCGAGCCAACGACTTCCCGGCACTCGGCCCGATGCCGCTCGCCGCGCTCACCGAGGCTGACATCGCCGAATGGGTCCGGTGGTTGGAAGCCAAGAAGAACAAGCCGAAGACCATCAAAAACAAGCACGGGTTTCTGTCTGGGGCGCTGGGCAAGGCCATCCCGAAGCACCTGGCAACCAACCCGGCGGCTGGCACACGGCTACCGCGTCACACAGGTACCGGCGACGAATCCGACACCGACGACATGCGGATGCTCACCACCACCGAGTTCGATGCGCTGCTTGCGGCCACGTCCGAGTACTGGCGCCCCATGGTGTTGTTCATGGGCCGATCCGGCGCCCGCTGGGGCGAGGTGGCCGCGCTCAAGCCGACCGACGTCGATCGCAAGAATGGCACCGTCCGCATCCGCCGCGCCTGGGAGTACTCGACCAAGGGCTACACGATCGGGTCAACGAAAACCGTCCGCTCCGATCGCACCATCAACGTCGCTACCAAGGTGCTCGAGCAGCTCGACTACACGGGCGAGTGGCTGTTTACGAACAGCGGGCGCGGCAGACGTGGCGCTGGCGGTGCCGTGCGGTACCAGAACTTCCGCCGCAACGTCTGGATTCCGGCCGTCACCGCAGCCAAACTCGACCCTGCGCCCACGCCGCATGACCTTCGGCATTCCTGCGCGTCGTGGATGATCGGCGCCGGCGTACCGATCGCGATCGTGTCTAGGCATCTCGGGCACGAGTCCATCAAGATCACGATGGACGTATACGGCGACGTCGCCCGCGACAGCTTCGCGCAGGCCGCCGACGCGCTAGACAAGCTCTGGGACTAGGAACAGCTCAGCCGCCGGTACCCGCGAATCGTTGATTGCTGTGGGTGTTGCTGTGGCGAGTTCCCTAGAATTGCGGTGGCAACTTTGGTATGTGGACTAGCTTTCTGCAGCGCGAGGCCTTCGGGCGTATCCGCGTGTCGGTGCTGAGATTGTCTGCACCATGCGGTTTTTCGAAAAATGACGACGGCAAATTAAGCCCCCCCCCCCCGCTGTTTTGGAGGTACCGCTACCTGTGGGTTGTTGTCTACCTGGCAAACGGTGGGGGCATTGTTATCGGGCTCGGTGGGACTACCACCCACAATCTTCTAATACGTAAATATTGGGTGTCGTTGGCGTGCATACTCACCGGTAGCAGCGGAGCTTCGAGGGTGGGTGTGCCAGTGCGGGGAGACGTTGTCTGGCGGCCCTGACGACCTCGATCGTCTCCGTCGTGAATACCTTCACCGCATTGAGGACCATCCGCCAAGCACATGGTCGTCAAGCCTTCTCGCGGTTGTCGTCAACGCCATAGATATCCAGTTCGGCCCCGGCGGCGGCGGTGGCGGCGTCGATGGTCGCCCCAATCTCACCGTCGTCCGCTAGATCGCCGGGGGTCTTCTGGTCTTCGGCCGCTTTGCTCGGTGTTCCCGCCTGCGTGGCCGTACTAGACCGGAATTGCCGCAGCATGACGAGCAGCGTGTCCTTGTCGCGATCGGATAGCCGAGTGTCGAGCCGGATGGCTTGCTCGGGGTCCATGGTGCCGTAGGCCGGCAGTGTGATGCCCATGGATTCGATGGCAGCCGTGGCGACCTGGGCGGGCGTGATGCGCAGCCCTGCGGCGAGTGCATAGATGATTTCGCCCTTGATGGACACCAGCGGATTTCGGTACCGCGAGATGTTTGATTTCGATAGGACATGACCCTGTTCCTTTGCGTTGCGCACCAGGTCCGGATCGGACCAGCTGTTGGCGGCCTTAATGCCGTCAATCAGCCTGGCTAGCTGGTGCTTTGATGCCATACGCAAAGGCTCCATCTTTACTGGAGGGTTCGTCCACTGGCGGTGGGCACTGGTCCCGGTTTAGCACTGGACACCAATTGATGCCTGCCGCCTAGGTCGAATCGTTGCAGGTGGGCGCCTATCTGGCAAAGCACATGAGTGTGATTTCTTGACAACTGGGCACCAGCCGCGCTCTAATGGACAGGAAAGCTGGACACCACGGACAGGAGCATGTAATGTCGAGCACATCCCAAATCGCACGAAATCTCGGGGAGGTGTACATGATCCTGCGAGACCGCAAGAAGTTGGCACGCATCATGGTCATTCAAGAGGAGACCCAGCGGTCACTGTCATCTGCGGCCGGCTGGAAGTCGCACTCGTACCTCGGGCGCCTGCTGCGGGGTGAGGTCAAGACTCTGGACACCGACGCCGCTCTGCGCATCGCGCACCGCCTCCGCGTCCCGGTCGACGATCTTTTTTTGATCAAAGTGGACAGTAATTCTGGCGATATCAGCCAGGGAAACAGTCCACACGCTGCATAACAAAGCGCCCACCGCGTGCAAGGCGATGGGCGCACCGACAACCGAAAGGACCTTCGATGTCAGAACTAGATCATACCGGCGAGGACCGCATCCGCGAGATCGTCCGCGAAGAGGTTGAAAGCATCGCCACCGAGTCGGTGCGGGAAGCACTTAAAGCTTTGACCAAGGCCGGAATCTTGGAAGTTCGCGGCGGTGGTGAATCGTGACCACGCTCTACGACATTCCAAAGCTCCCCGAAACGGTCGGGCGCCTACTAGCTTCCGCCCGTACAGAACTCGGACATGATCGTCTCGATCAGGTCGTCAGGAATTCCGGGACGCCCAGCCAACCTCTCGGCCTTGTTGTCCAAAGTGATGAGGCCGAACGTCGTCAGCGCCAGCAGTTTGTTGACCAGCTGCTGGAGCTTGCCGAGATCTATCTCTCCGTCCTCACCCTTGACGGACCCGATGCGGCTCAAGGTGCTCATTACCCCGATGCTGGCCTCCATCGTCCCGGGAATCTGGTTGAGGATTGCGTTGAATCCGGCTTTGATGTCGTCGGGTTTGTTCATCAGGCTTCTCCCTCTGTTGGTGCCGACTCGGCAACCGTAGGAGATGGGCACTCCGGCCCGGCGCGAAACGCTGGGCCCGGGCACGCCGAGGGCGGTGCCGAATGAGCGCCGGCGCCTACATCCCGATCCTCACCGAGGACCGCGTGCGCCAGATCATCCGCGAAGAACTCGCCGCCCACGGGATAAAGCCACCGGTACCCGACACTCCCGAGCGGCGAGCCGAGCGAGAACGTCAAGACGCTCACACCGCGGCGCTCATGCACCTATTCGGCGTCGAGCTCCTCCACGACGACCTCATCGTCCGTGACGCGGCCCTTGCGCTCATCAAGCGCACGAAGACGGTTGGCCGCCTCCAAATGACCAACGAGCGCAAACAGATCAACCAATGCACTGTGGACGACCTCGGAGTCCGGCTCATTCCGTGCGATCCGATCATTCAAGGCGCGCAGGCGCTCGGAAGTAACGAATGCCGAGTCGGGAATGTTGGCGTTGATCTTGTCCATGAATCTTCTCTTTCGTTTGGTGTCGACAACCAGAGCGTAGGAGACGGGTCGGCGGGGGGCGCCGAGGAAGCGTCCCCCGTCACGACCGACGTGGGCGGTGCTGCATGAGCGCCGACGATTTCGCCGCACTCGAGCACGCGACCCCGATCGTCCAGGTTGCCGATGGCGTCGCGACGACGACATCCATGCGGATCGCCAACGGCACCCACAACGAGCACCGGGCAGTACTCCAGCTCATCCGCGACAACATTGCCGACTTTGAAGAGTTCGGAGGGGTCGCATTTGAGATGCAACCCTTCGACACCGCCGGCGGGACGCAGCAGCGCAACGTCGCGATCCTCAACGAGGACCACGCGACCCTGCTGCTGACGTACCTCCGCAACAACGATGTGGTCCGCGAGTTCAAGAAGCGGCTCGTCCACGCGTTCCGGGAACTGCGCCAGGAACTGGCTTACCGCGAGCCTGCACTGCAAGGCGCCGAACTGATGGCGGCTGGCTACGTCGAGGCGATGAAGCAGCTCGAGGCACGAGACGCGCGCATCCACCAGCTCGAGACCAAGGTGACCGCCGATGCCCCGAAGGTCACCTATGTGGACATGTACGTCACGGACGCGGATCTGTTGTCCTTCTCGACTGTCGCGTCGAGCAACAACGTCACAGAGAAGGCGTTGCGGGAGCTGTTGATTCGCAAGGACTGGATTTACTGCCAGTCAGATTCGCGGTGGTCGGAACGCAAACAGCAGAAGGTGACTCGCAACCGGTATTCCGAGAAGGCCGACAAGAAACGGTACTTCCGCCGCGTCGAGAACCATGAAGCCCCGCGCTTCCGTGGCTCCGAGGTCATGCACACGCTGAAAATCACACCGCAGGGCGCCGAGGCCGTTGCCCGGTTGATCGCGAAAGGGGTTGCGGCATGAAGCGATTCCCCCTCACCCAAGTCGCCGAGGAAGACGTGCCCGATGACATCAAGCATCCGAAGCGGTGGCTAATGGAGCGTCTGCGGGATGGCCGGCTGGAGGGCTACAAGTTCGGCAACCGGTGGTACATGACGGCGGAACAGAGGTCGCGGATCGGCTGCGTGAATCGGCGGCCTGAACCTGTTGCGTCGGAACAGGAGACGGTGACGTTGAAGTCTGTGTCTCCGCGGCGTTTGCGGAGGTCGGCGTGAGCACCCCGGTTCGTCCGTCGATTGTGCGGGCGTTGTTGGATTCTCGTCCGTCGCATCCGTCGAAGCGCGAGGGGGAGTTGCTCGCGGAGAATCATCGCCCGTCTACCCAGTTGGCTGCGGCGAACGTTCGGATCACGGAGCTTGAGCGTCAGGCGGATTTGGTTGCGCGGCAACGGAATACGGCGGCTTGGGGGCGAGGCTGGTGATCACGTCGATGATTGTTGGGTCCATCATCTTGGCGTTGACGTTCCTCGCGTCGTGGTTGTTGTGGCCGGACTTTGAGCGGGAGTTCGACGCGGACATGCGGCGCCGGCTGGCTGAGTTGGATGCTGACGAGCGGCGTCGGAGGCAGTTGTGATCGGCGACAGGATCGACCGGCTGATTGTCAAAGCTCTTGTCGTCCTGGGCTATCCGTTCGATGCGTGGTTCCTGCCTGCTGATCGCAATGTGCGTAAGGCGATGCGTGGCGAGTATCAGGCGCCGGAATGGGTTGAACGTCCTGCCGCTGGGGATGCGGCGGGCATGAGCGAGGGGGCGGCGATGTGTTCCAAAACACCCGCCCCCTCGCGCCCCGAACCGACTGAGGAACTGCTGCTCGCGGCGGCCAACTGGCTTGACGAGTACAGCCGACACCTGCACTTCAACATCCAGCGCCAGGACTACCTGTGTGGGTTGGTGCGTGATTTGCGTGACCGGGCAACGCTTTTCGCCCAAAACAGATAAATGAATCAACCAACGAAGGGAAACCAATCATGTCTATCGATCTCGACCGCATCACCCATCCGCTGCGACTGGCGAAGGGTTCGCACGAGCCTGGTAGCGGCAAAGGATGTGCGATGAATGTGATCTCGTACATCAACGGCGACAGCAAGATCACCGACTACCCAGAATGCTCGGCCCGTCCGCTGGCCCGCATCGTGCAGGGCATCAACGACATGCTGGCTGGACCGGACGGCTACCTGTCTCCGGAGAACAGCGTGTTGGTTCTGGACCTGGGTTGGGCGACTGTGGGTACGGCCGGCGTGCTGGATTCGGTGCTGTGGCAGTGGATGTCGGACCTGTTGGTTCATCCGGAGCGCGGCGTGGTCAAGTATGCGCGACCTGATGGTGTGGCCCCAATCCGGCGCGTGGCTGAGCTGTTGGCGTTGAAGGCGTCGGGCGTCCAGGTCTCGTTGGCAGATTGGCGCGCTGCGCGCGACTCGGCCTATGAAGCACGCCGTGCCGCAGCCGCAGACGCATACGCAGCCGCAGCCGCATACGCAGCCGCAGACGCAGACGCATACGCATACGCAGACGCATACGCATACGCATACGCAGCCGCAGCCGCATACGCAGACGCAGCCGCATACGCAGACGCAGCCGCAGCCGCAGCCGCATACGCAGACGCAGCCGCAGACGCAGCCGCAGCCGCAGCCGCAGACGCATACGCAGCCGCATACGCAGCCGCAGACGCATACGCAGACGCACGAATTGACTTCGTCCGCTGGGCAATCCAGCACTGGCGGGACCTCGCGGGGCTTGATCAGCCGGCCGACATCAGTGCCGACGACGTCAACGGCGCACTCGTCCGCATCAACGCCTGACTCAACAAATGAAACGGCGTCGTCCCGGTACCAGCGAGACGACGCCACCAACGAAAGGAACTCTCGTGTCAGAGAACAGCTTACCGGATGGATTCAATGTGATCCATCTGTCGTCGGGAACGCGCATGTGGGTTGGACCCGACACACTCACTGAACCGATGGTTGTCTATGCGTTCCCGGTTGACCTGGACGCATGGAAAGCGACGTTCACCAACGGTTCTGGAGATTCGTCCTGCGAGAAAGGCATGTTTGAGACGGTCGACGAGCTGGAGAAGGCTGCGGCTGAGTGGTGCGGTCGAGTGCTGGCGGCAGGAGTGTCGGCATGAGCACCACCGACCACCTCGCCCAGGCGAAGATCAACATCCGAGGCGACGCCGAGGACGTCCAAGCGGCAATCGCGAACGCGCTGATTGACATCGCCGAATCGTTGCGCACCATCGCCGAGCAGGGTCCGGGTAGCGCGCAATGATCGACCCCCGCCTAATCTCCGTCGCCGACCAGGTCCGTGCCATCCGCCGCATGACCGTCACCGAACTCGCCGACACCCTCGCAACCATCCACCAGACGTATTCCAACGAACTCGAGGCGGTACCAGCATGATTGAGATAAAGACTGTCGGTGGGCGTGTGTTGTACACGGCCACAGCGGCTTCCGACGTCAAAGCGGCCTTGATTGAGGCTGTGAAGGGCGGCGCGAACCTGGGCGGCGCGGACCTGGGCGGCGCGAACCTGTACGGCGCGAACCTGCGCGGCGCGGACCTGGGCGGCGCGAACCTGTACGGCGCGGACCTGGGCGGCGCGGACCTGCGCGGCGCGGACCTGCGCGGCGCGGACCTGGGCGGCGCGGACCTGCGCGGCGCGGACCTGCGCGGCGCGGACCTGTACGGCGCGGACCTGCGCGGCGCGGACCTGCGCGGCGCGAACCTGTACGGCGCGAACCTGTACGGCGCGAACCTGGGCGGCGCGAACCTGTACGGCGCGAACCTGGGCGGCGCGAACCTGTACGGCGCGAAAAACGCCGAACTCGCCATCGCCAAAACCCGCATCATCCCCGACGAAGGCAGTTACATCGGCTGGAAGAAAGTGACCGGCAACTGTGTCGTCAAGTTGCGAATCCCCAGCAAGGCCAAGCGTTCTCACGCATCGGGTCGTAAGTGCCGGGCGTCTCAGGCGAAGGTCTTGGCGATCTTCAATATCGAGACGGGCGCTGAAGTGTCGGAGGCGTACAGCTTGCGTGACCATACGTTCGTGTACCGGGTTGGGGAGACGGTTATGCCGCGTGAGCCGTTCGACGATGACATGTGGAACGAGTGCGCTTCCGGAATTCACCACTATATTTCACGGATCGAGGCTGAGAATCATGTCTAGATTTGCCGCCGCCTTTTGGCTGTCTGCTGTGTGGTTGATCCCCGTCGTTGGTTTCTTCCAGCCTGTTGCCCGCGCCGACACCCTGACACCCACCGAGTCGGCGTATGTGCAGGCGTACGGGGGCGACGTGTGCGCGGCTCTCGATAAATTCCACACGATCAGCGGTGTCGTCTCGGTCGTCAAGGGCGTTGTGAACTCGGGGTTTACACCGGATCAGGCGGTCACGGTGGTCAATGTCGCCGTCGCAACGTACTGCCCGGCTAACTGGGCGCTCCCGCAGCAGACCGGGGCCTACTTCCGCGACCAGCAGAAAGGACAACGGGTATGAGCGAGACAACGCCAGAACAAGCCAAGGCTGCAGCGGAAGTGCTGCGGGCGTTCCAAATGCCGCCGCACGTGTGGACCCAAAGCGAGTCAGAAGCAATGGGCCGTAGCGCTCGAATCCTCGACGGCATCGCGGGTCGTCTCGAACGCGAACAGGCCGCGAAAGCCAAGCGGGACAAGCGCATCGAAGAACTAGCCGATCTGCTGTTCCGCTTCCGCTCCGACTATCCGACAATTGGTGACTACTCGATGAGTAAGGCGAGTGGTTACCACCGGTACGCCACTGTCTTTCTCGACCGTTACCCGTGCCTGCTCGACGAGGACGCTGGGCAATGAGCGCACCGAATCCCGCCGACCGCATCACCGATCTCGAGCTGCGCAACGAGAACCTGCACCTGCACAACGAGGCACTACGGCGTCAGATTGCGAGCCTGGAACGCCGGCTGTCATTGGCGAACGAGACAAGCCGCGAGTTGGCCGGGCGACTACGTGAAACCCGTTGCGGCGCGACCATGAACGGAGTATCAGCGTGAACGACAGCAGACTTCAGCGGGCACTCACCCTGCTCCAGGACGCCAAGGGTCTACTGAATGCACTCGCAGAAGAGTTGCCAGAGTCTCCCGACCGCACAACATTATGGCTGTCCAGCGACGGAATCGCCCGCTCCGTCAGTGGCATCAAGGCGGTGATGAAGTGACGCTCACCAGCTACCCCAACGTCGAACAACGCAGCGACGAATGGTTCAACCAGAGACGCGGACTCGTCACGGCATCGGTCGTCGGCAGCCTCATCTCCATCGGACGCCAAACCGCAGCCGACTTCGACTGCCCCGAATGCGCCGCAGCCGTGGCATTCCCGTGCATCGGTAAACGTGGCGGCGAACTCAAGCAGATGCACACCGAACGCGCCGACTACGCACGGAAGAACGGGAAGTTGGTCATCGAGCCGGCGAGTAACACTGAATCGCTAGCCACCACAGAGCGCCTGGTTGCCGAGCGAATCACCGGATACACCGAGCAGACGCCGTTGTCAGATGCCATGTGGCGCGGGGTAACTGACGAACCGCTCGCCAGGGCCTTCTATGCCGAACATCACGCACCAGTCAATGAAGTCGGTTTCATGGTCGAAGATCGCTGGGGATTCCGGATTGGCTACTCGCCCGATGGCTTGGTCGGTGACGTGGGCCTCATTGAAGTGAAGTCCCGGAATCAGCGGCTTCAGTTACGCGCCGTCCTGGATGGCACCGTGCCGACCGAGCATATGGCTCAACTTCAAACGGGACTTCTGGTGTCTGGTCGTCAGTGGATCGACTACATCAGTTGGTCGGGCGGCATGAAGTTCTGGGTGAAACGCGTGTATCCGCAACGTGATTGGTTCATCGCGATCGTGAAGGCTGTCGCCAAGTTCGAGCAGGCGGCACCGGAGTTGATGCGCCAGTACGACGAGGCTACCGAGGGCCTGCCCATGACCGAGCGCCGAGTTGATGAAGAGATGGTGGTTTGAAATGGAAGACGAAATTTGGCGGCCACTGCCGGAATACGAAGGCTCCTACGAGGTTTCCAGCCTCGGCAGGGTTCGGTCGCTAGCCAGAATTGATAGTCGCGGTCGTCGGATTCGGGCGCGCCTCCTAAGTCAGTGGCCGCATCCGACCGGGCATCTCTATACGAAGTTGTCTCTCAACGGAAATAGCCGATTGTGCAAAGTTCACCGCCTGGTCCTGCTCGCGTTCGTAGGTCCCCCTCCAGCTGGATGTGAAGCACTCCATGGCGATGGGAATCCGGCGAACAACCGGATCGAGAACCTTTCGTGGGGAACGCGGTCGGAAAACATGTACGACAGGGTGCGGCATGGAACCCACCCGATGTCTATGAAAACGCATTGCCCGCAAGGCCATCCGTACGATGATGCAAACACCTACATCACCCGCGATGGCAAGCGCCGGATGTGCCGGACCTGCCTGCGCGACAGGAACCTGGCAACTCGACAAGCCCGAGGCATTCCCCGCCCCAAGGTAGCCAGAACCCACTGCAAGCAAGGGCACCCTTTAACTCCCGACAACATATACACATCGAGTGGGTATCTGGCTTGTAAGACCTGCATCAAAGCTGCTTCGGCACTTAGACATCGGAACCTGAGCAGGGAATCTGCGGATGCAAAGAACGCCCGGCGACGTGCGCGGCGGGCTGCCGCAAGGAAGGCGGCCTAACCGTGGACATGTCGGAAACCATCGCTGCGGATTCGACGCAGATAAATGCAGTAGATCTGGCGATCCCGGTGACTGTGACAATCACAGGATCGTCCAAGGGTCCTGACGCTAAGCAGCCGGTGAACCTCGAAGTCGCCGAGTTTCCGGGGCGCGTATATCGGCCGTGCAAATCAATGCGCCGGTTGATCATGGAGGCGTGGGGCAAGGATTCGAACACGTATGTGGGTCGTCGGATCACGCTCTACAACGACAAGCGTGTCCAGTTCGGTAACAGTGCGACCGGTGGCATACGCATCAAGGCTCTCTCGGACATCGTCAAACCGTTCACGTCGACGCAGATGGAGTCGCAGCGCAAGTACGTGACATACGCGGTCGAGAAGCTCCGCGACGCACCAGCCGCACCCGCCCCGATCACCACCGATGACGATGCTGTCGACTTTGCGCGTGCGATTGCCGAGTCCGCCACGTTGCAGGCGCTCGAAAAGGTTCGTGCTGATTTGAAGGCTGTGAATTTGGGTTCTCATGCGGTCAAGTTGCGGGCCGCGTGGAGTGAACGCAAAGCCGAGATCGAAGGCGGGACAGCATGACTGGCGGAAATTCGGAGCCCTGCGGGTACGAGCACGAATACGAAGGCTACGTGTTCTTATGTCCGTACTTGTCTAACGAAGAACACGTACACGCGCCCGAGGGTCAGCCCCCGTATGCCAACTATGTAGACGAGGTTTGTTAGATGAGTTTGCAACAGAAGTTCCGTAAGAAGCCAGTCGAAATCGAAGCGATGCAGTACGACGGGAAAAACTCGGCGAGACCAATCATCGACTGGGTTCTAGCCAACGGCGGAACGGCCCGCTACATCTGCTCCGATACCGAACGGTGCATTAAGAACGCGGGCGACTGCCCACATTACATCGGGATCAAGACGCTCGAGGGAACGATGCGTGCGACCATCGGCGACTGGATTATTCGCGGCGTAAAGGGCGAATTCTACCCATGCAAACCAGACATCTTCGCCGCCACCTACGACCCGGTGGTGTCATGACCGCCGACCTGTCCAACCCGACCGATCCTGCTGTCCTGGATGCCCTGACCCGAACCTGCTGCATCTGCCAGGTCGATCCGGACAACTGGTGTGCGCGGCCTGATGGTGGCCCGTTCATCGAATCAGCGCGCGGGCAGATTGTGCACGACGGAAGAACGGCACTGACGTGAGTGACCAACCTGTAGACCTCTGGATCGGGCCGCCTCCATACCGGCACGTTGTCTGGCGCGGAGACCCCGACTTCTGCCCTCACGGCGGATTGAATGCTTGTCCATCCTGCGCCGACCTCGACGCCTACGAAGCCGAGGCGATGCGCAGATTCATTGCAGGAGAGCCCAGACCATGACCACCGCTGCCCGTCTCGACTGGAAACCCGCATCCCCACACCTATGGCACGCGACTGGTGTTCGTGGCCGCTACAAGATCGTGCGCGTCGACCCCAACGCCTGGACCCTGTACGGCACCGAACCCGGCGGCTTGACGATGATGTCGATGCCCGCCACTGGAATCGCCTGCGACAGTTTGCACGCCGCACAGTTACGCGCCGAACGGGTTGATCGCGAACCACCCTGCGGTGAGATGTCAGGTTGCTAGAGATGCCCAATCACCCCTACCCGCAACCCATCCCACACGAACCCGGCTACAGCTGGAACCTCGGCGTCTGCACCATCTGCCGCCACACATGGTTCTACCAACATGATCACAGCGACTACATGATCATCACCCGCATCTGCCCCACGTGCATACCGAAAGTTGCTGCGGGGCAAGCGGGAAGGAGAAGCGCATGAGACCGCTCTTGCTTGATCTCTATTGCGGGGCCGGCGGAAGCGCAGTTGGTTACCATCGCGCCGGCTTCGATGTTGTAGGCGTTGATATCAACCCACAACCAAACTACCCATTCGAGTTCCATCAAGGAGATGCGCTCGAGTTTCTACATACACACGGCGCCGAGTTCGCAGCCCAACACGCAAGCCCACCCTGCCATGACCACTCGACCGTGTCCGGCAGGGACCGCAAGGTCAACGGCATGAAGGGTACCGGACATCTGCTGGACGCCACTATCAAAGCCCTTTCCGAAGCCTCTGGGGTGTGGGTCGTGGAGAATGTCGCGACAGCCCAATTTCCTCCTGACGTCCACCGAGTCCAGCTGTGCGGTTCGAGTTTTGGTCTCGATCTGCGTCGGCATCGCTGGTTCGCGTCGAACATTGGTGTGCTCGCGCCACGGTGCGACCACTCATGGCAGAAGCCCCGATTCCGCAGCCTGGATTCGCGCATGGTTGCGAAAGGAAAGCTCGCCTGTGTTGTCGGCGTTCACGGAAATATTCAATACGCGGGCGAATCTGAGCTACGGAAGAAAGCCATGGGCATCGACTGGATGACCAACGCAGAGCTTTCCCAGGCCATCCCGCCGGCGTACACCGAGTACATCGGCGCACAACTGATCCAGGTGTGCGAGGTGGCCGCATGACGA